ATAGAGGACTATTCTCGGCAACTATATACCACACTGAAAAGGATGAAGACCGCAAAATATATGGAGATGAAGAAATGCGGTGTAAACCGAACCGTGCTATCACAAAGGGAATGAAGTTCGCGAACTATGATAAACTGAATGAACGCGGTTTAGTGGAGGAGAACACATTTGTGGAAAAGCAAGATGTCATTATTGGAAAAGTTGTGCCGATTAAAGAACATCGTGCGGATTTGTCAAAAGTCGTGAAGTATCAGGATTATAGTATGCTATGCCACGCTGAAGAAGCGGACGAGACATATATAGATAAGAACTATGCGGGGCGAAACGGGGACGGATATAATTTCTGTAAAATCCGAATGAGGACATTACGAAAACCCGTGATTGGTGACAAGTTCAGTTCTAGACACGCACAAAAGGGGACAGTTGGTATTGTTCTTCCAGAGGCGGATATGCCTTTCACAGGAGACGGATTGAAACCGGATATTATTATTAATCCCCACGCAATTCCAAGTCGTATGACGATAGGACAATTAAAGGAAAGTCTCATTTGTTGGGTGTTGTGCGAACTTGGACTATTTGGAGACGGAACGAGTTTCAATGAACTGAGTATCCAGAATATTCGTGATGAATTGCTGAAAATGGGATATGAACAGAATGGAAATCGGGTGATGTATGACGGACATACGGGCGAACAAATGGAGACATCAATCTTTATTGGTCCCACATTTTATCAGAGATTGAAACATATGGTAAATGATAAAGTCCAGAGTAGAGCCAGAGGAGCGGTGGTATTGTTGACGCGTCAGTCCGTTCAAGGACGCGCCAATGAAGGTGGAGGCAGATGTGGCGAAATGGAACGTGATGCGATATTATCGCACGGAATGGGGGCATTCATTCGGGACAGAATGTATTTCTGTGCGGATAAATATCAAGTGAATATTTGTAAGAAATGCGGCAAAATAGCGGCGTATAATGAAGCGAAGTCTATATATCGCTGTATGATGTGCGATAATCGCACCAATTTCGCACTCGTTCAAGTCCCCTATGCGTTTAAATTATTATCTCAGGAGTTGGAAAGTATGAATATTGTTCCTCGTTTGATTACTGAATAAATCGCGATTGTTTCATATTTTTTATTGTAAAAATATGAAGTTTACAGAATTGAATACATTTTCTCTCTCGTTCTCTCTTATCACCCAACTATGGAACGCGAACATTCTTGCCGTGTTTTCTATCCCGAAATCCTCTCTTCTATTGTGGAACATCTCACCTATAAATATGAGAGTTCCACATTTAAATATACGGTTTCAAATACATACAAAATGGCAGAATATCATAATCACTATGTCGCAATAGAACGATTTATTCCAACTCAAAAAAACCCCATATTTCATAAAATAGTTCAACTCTATTTCTTCTCCAATAGAGTTGAATTCTGCTTTAAGATGGAAGAACATTATGAAACCATCATAGTTCCTATGAAAAAATATAATATTGTCGTATTGGAACGCTTATTCTATGAGTATTTCTTATAATGCGTAAATTGAACTATTCTTTTTTATTGTAAGTGTATAATAAGAAAATGTCCCGACTATATGACCAATTACTTTATAAAATTACGAGCACTCCATCCACAACCGACATTATGGATTTCAAACAGGTCTTCTTAAGAGAGAAGTATCATAAACTTTCTAAAGACGAATTATCCTATTTAATTAGTCTCCTTTCAAATAATCTCAGTTCGTTTGAGGTTCTACTTTGGATACTTCAATTACACGATGTCACAAAGCTCCATATTCAAACCGCTTTTACAAACTTAGTTCGTTCTCCGCTTCATTCGCATCTCTATAAGAAATCTGACAATGAATATAGAGATTTCTATCTCGTTCAATGGACCTATATTCAGAAATTCTATGATGAATATCAGCATTATATAGACCCTATTACAGAAGACGTATTGGTCGGTATTTTGAACGAACATTACATTTATTGGATATATAAACATTTCAAAGTTCCTCGTCATATTCATATTGAAATGGTGAATAAATTGCTATTTGAATGGGCGCAATATGTCAATACAAAAAAGGCATCCTTTGAAACCTGTTTAGCGTGGTTGAGGTCTATGGAACTCAAACCGTATCGTTCTCTTATTGTTTTCCTCCTTCAACAACAACCCACCTATATTGATGAGGACACAAAGAAATATATTGAAGACATTAAGACGGATTCTATCTATACAATGTGTATGTCGGTTTTGTAAATCATTTTTTTATGATCTATAAATTGAATAAAATCTATTATGTATATGTATCTATACAAAAATGTCGGTTTCTTTCAATCTGCCTGATTATGGTCAAATGATATCAATGATGAAATCAAAATTAGATAAAATATTAGCACATATTCCACTTACTTTATATAAAAATCCACAATTCTTCACAGATGAAGTTAAAAAGTTGCCTCAAATTATAGAAGAGTTTATGATGGTGTATCATAATTCTATGCTTGTAAATAAAGACATAATTTTGAAATGTCTAATTAATACTCATTTAAATCGCATTGTAAATCAGTATATACACGAATTACAACAAATATATAAACAGACGCTTGAAACTATGCGAAATCGTTTACAGAATGAAGATTATAAAAAGATAGAACTAGAGTATGAGCTCTTATATAATCAATATACCCAGACATTTGATTTTAATCATATTGTAAGTATACATTATATATTGAAATCAGCGAAATCATCACAGAAGACAAATGAAAAACCGGTAGATTATTTTCAAGGTGTAGAAAAGCAATTGTCTTATTTGTCCGAACATATTCAGCGTATCGTAAAACGACAACCCCTATTTAATGGTATTATAGACCTACAAATACATATTTCAAAATATTCACATATATATCATACACACAAAGAGCGAGCAACCACAGAACTCAATAAACTTATTGATATATTGCGACCAATGATACAGACTTATGTAGAACAAATATTGAAAGATTATCAACATACATTGAGCGAAATTATGAATGTAAAAGATGATGTCCGTGATATTTATTTACAAGAATGTCGTGAGTTCTATACTTATATGGATACATATATGCGAACCAATGAATTATCTCTAATATTGAAGATGGATGACAGCGTAGCAAATATTCAAAAAATCGTATTATCTACATATCATTTGAAATCTATGCCCGTAGAACTCACCATGTACAAATAATTCTTTTTTATTATATTATATATATGATAAAAAAGAAAGGAGGAGCATTATTACGACATCAAAAATGTTCTGAATTAGTATCAGATAATGATATGAGAAATGCTATATTTAGTGATAAATGTGTTCATTATTTTATAGAACATATAGAAACAATTGAGGGAGTTTCAAATAAGTCTTTATATGGTATGATTCTTAAATTAAAACTTAAAACACCTATAGGTGATGATATGTTTGGAGTTGAACCAGTACGCGCTGGAGAAGAACCGAAATATGTCTATATACAAGATAATGTAAATAATACAGGATATGGAATTGATACACTTATTTGTAAAATAACATTTATAGATAGAACCATAAAACGATTAATTGTTCCACCAACACAAGATACGAAACAAACAATGTTAGTTACTGGGTTTGAAAAAGAACTAGTTTCTCAACAAAAAATATATGCGAATTCTAATTTATTAGGAGAACCTATTTGTCCCTCTGTATTATTTACAGAGTTATTAACACGTACAAAATCTAAAATGTTTATAGATAAACTAAAAAGTATAACTAACTATAATGTTAGTCTTGCGGTTCGTTCATCTAGAATAGGAGTGTTTATTCAAATCCTAGAATATATCTATACATATAATCCCTCAGTATATTTAGGTATTTGTTTTATGGAGTTATTGGATGGATATATTCAATTGGGAGATATGATTGGTTCATCAAGATATTCAATACATGAAAAACAACGTGCAATCACATTGGCATTATATCAAAATATGCGATTAATGTCAATGGGATATATTCATAGTGATTTACATTATCAAAATATAATGATACATACAAATTATCCGAACTTTACAGATGGAACAGGATACAATTTTAAATGTATCATTTTAGATTTTGGTTTAACAGAAAAAATTTCTAGAGTGACGAATGAATTAAAGAAGATTGTATATAATCCACGAGATTTATCATTTTTAAAATCAATGGATGTTATATATAGAACACGAGGTGAAATCACTGGAAGAATTCAACCCGAAGATGAGAATTATTTTTTAAATATATATTTGCGTTATGTATCTGGATTTTTAGTTGGACAATACGGATGGAAAAGTAATAAGGATATGAATACTATATATGGGAATGATATTGCACGTTCACGAAATAATCCAAAAAATCCAATTTGTTTTCAAACCATTCAAGATATGACTACTATATTTAATGAAATTTTAGAGGGACGAATTCGTAGAATTGATCGTTTAGTGGGAGAAGAAAAATACAAAATAAGTCCAGATAAGGTTCGTTGTTTAAGATATTACATAAATACTCAAAATGCCGATAGTTTAATCAATGTATCTCATTTTAAAATATTGAGAAAAATGGGTGGTCCATTAGATATAATGAATATACGAGTAGATTTACCGAATAAAAATGAGATTTTTGATATGGATATTATTGCATATTATGTGAGTAAAAATAGTGGTTTAATAGGTCAACAATTAAGAACAATTGTAGAAGATTATATAGATAATGAGAAGGATGGTAAATTTAAAACAGACTGTGATATGAGAGCAGTATATTTAAATTCTATACAGAAAACGGATAGATTTGCGACTAATCGTTCATTACAAAAATTATATGAAAGTGAAAAGAATATACTCTATCCAATAACAGACCAAATAAAAATGATACGAAATAGAATTAAAAAACTCATTAGAGATACAAAACCAATGATTGATGAAATCAATGATATAATGGAACAAAGCGAAAATAATATTGATAGAGGGGCAGAAATTATGCGAAACATTCAAGGAACTCAATATGATGAGGTTTCAAAAGAACATTATAGGGTATTAGATGAAAATAATAATAGAATATCTTCATTATTTGAACGAATGAAAAATATGGTAACAGAGATTAATACAAATCGTAAAATTGTAGTTGAACGAATGGATGATATTGTTGAAGAGGTTGCACAAAGAATTGAAGTATTAATTCCTCAAATTATAGAACTATATAATGAAATTAAAGAAAAATCAGATATTGAAAAGGATAAAATAGAAAAATTACAAGAAATTGAGGTAATAGTGGAACAGCAACGAATGGAACAGCAACGAATGGAACAGCAACGAATGGAACAGCAACGAATGGAACAGCAACGAATGGAACAGCAACGATTGGAACAGCAACGAATGGAACAGCAACGATTGGAACAGCAACGATTGGAACAGCAACGATTGGAACAACAACGATTGGAACAGCAACGATTGGAACAGCAACGAATGGAACAGCAACGAATTAAACAAGAAAAAACACATGAAGCCGCAGTCGCGGCTACTCTTGCAGCAGATGCTATTGCAGCAGCTATGGAAACTAGAAGAAAGAGAGAAGAAGAGAGAAGACGAATTACACAAATTGAAATTGAAAATAGAGAAAAAAGGAAACGAGTACGACAACCTGTATCAAATGATAGGTGGCTCCCCACATCGAGCGGCTCGGGCTCGTGCCTTATCTCAAGACTGTCCCGGGGATGGAACTGACCGGATCCGGAGCGCATTTTAATGCCTTTCCGCTCTCACCGGAGCCCGATAAACAAGATGGCGGTGCTCCGTCTGGAAGAGGACCCCCGTCTCAATGCCATCGCTTTGCGCGACTGGCAAGGCGTCGAGGCGACCGCTGGATCCGATGTCAATCACCTGACATGATCGAAAATTTCAGTCGA